TCGTCGGGGAGTTCATCTCCGTAGCAAGTTATTTGCGAATACATGAGATCCTCTGCGCTCTCCACCCCCGCTCCCCAAGCGACAGCGAGTCTCATAGCATCATAGATCAGGAAATCGCCCATCTCCCAATCCCACCAGTGCTGGTTCCCGCCGTCTGCGAGATAGTCAAAAACCCAGGCAGCGTAATCAAAGACTTCTTTTTCCGTTAACCCGTCGACAGTATCCATGTCGACTTCCCATGGGGGGTCTACGCAATCCCAGTTGTACCCCTGACCCACACTCATAAGGAAGGTCCCGACATGCCACCAATGTTGTTGAAAAACGGGGTGAGGGTATTGGATGGAACCCTCAGGCATCCAAGAAATCTGGGCTTCGAGTTTCTTGGCGGAAGACAATCCTTCTCTATATTTATCGGGTAAATCTAGGTACAACTCGTGGAGGTCGACGAAACCCATACTGCCCGCTCCTGGTCTGGCAGAGAACTCACGCATGTTGATAGCAACAGTGCGGGGCAACACGCGCCGGTGCTGTTCTTCCATATGCCAGAACACAAGAGTGTTTCTTGTTGGTTTACCAACGATTGGACGACGCGAAGCGGGGTATGAGACTTCACACTGTTCAGGTAGATCACCGCCCGTAGCCGTTTTGATCGATTCGATCCGTTGACCGTGATCCCTGTAGGAGAACTGCCCTGATAAACCGAACCGTTCAAGCGTGTCTGCAAAGTCGTTATCCCCGATCCCGAGGGATCTGACAGCGACAACCCCTCCCTCGAACAAGCACCTCCGTAACTCTGATATGTCCGTGAAGAGTTCTTGCGCTTCCATTTCGATGATCTTCATTAGATAGTCAACCTCTGAGCCGCTTCTGTGCGTTCCGCAGGTGTCATTCGTTTCCCTTCGTAAGTATCAGATATTTCCCAAATCGGTTTTCGATCCATCGGATCCTGGCCCGCTTTCATCTGCCCATACCAATAAAACTGGCCACGCAGGAGACGCTCACCATACTTAAAGCCGTGTTGGGCGCAATGGGTCAGGGAGAAGATGTCGAACACCAACATATCCCCCTCATCCCACTCATACCAGTATGGGTTATCGCTTAGGTATTCATAGGCAAAATGCCGAAAATCACCAAGCCACATGGGGTCTGTGTAACCCTCGGGGTCTATCGCCACGACCCCTGAGGAAGAGTCTTCAGCGGCTTTTACCGTTCCGAGCCAGCCAGGGATAGCCATGCGGGCCACCCCTGGCTGGTCGCCGGGAGGGTGCTCAGTTACTGTCCGAAGGCACATCTCGCCGGTCACCGGATGAGGCATAGCGAAAGGGTGGGGATTGATTCGCATGGCTTCATCGGTTCCTGGCACCGGGTACCACATGGGTTTCCCCGATGGGATTGTCTCCCGTGCTAGTCGCATGAAGAGATCACGGTCAATCTTGAACCACCCTGGGTAGGCGATTTGCACCACCTTAGAAACCAAGTCCTGCCACTCTTCAGGCATCGCCCTATACATCGCCGCAGAATCAACGAACCCCGTGTTCCCCTTACCCTTATCGCATGTGAAGGTTTCCATAACCCAGACAGCATCAACGGGGGGATAGAGCATGTAGTTGTTTTCGACATGCCAAGGGTTCATCAACATATCGGGGTCAGCAGTTATGTTTTTGTATTCCTGCTTTTCGATCCGCTCAAACAACTCCTTGTAATCCATCACATAATCAGGAGTGAACTGGTCGTCATCCCCCAACTGGAAAACATCTCTGAATGTTTTTAGGTCTTCTTCTGTGGGGTAAAACTTCTTGAACGCAATCAACTTGTGTTCTGATCGGTAAACGCTGCGGAGCCACTCCTGGTTATCGACAACGTCGTCGATTGTCCACCCTTCGAGGATCAACTGAATGGGCATTTCGGTTCCTCTAAGGAAGGGTGCTTATCTAGGGCTGGGCCGATCTGTTCACCCTTCTCATTCAAACCTGTCCTAAGGCCCCCCATCCAGGTCCACGGTTCGTCCTGCATCTTCTTCATTTTCGCCGCGGAGTAAGACTGGCGGGAAGCCATAAGTTCAGGGTCATCCCACATATTGACAACGTCGAACTCAACTTCTTCCAAGAACGAATCGTCGACAATCTGGAAATACATGAACGGCTCCCCCTCAGACATCGTGACGATTTTGTTAGGAGTGGTGCAGATGTAGTTCATGTTGACTTCGTCGGGCCACCAGCCTGGGACCATCGCAGTCATGGGGTACAGCCCTGGTACCGGGGAGTTCGGGGGGGCCGACATCCACACGCTGAAACCAGGAGGAGTGTTAATGGCCCAACCGATAGTGAATGACATCGTCCCGATGACGCTGGGCATCAAAATGTCGCGTTCGTACTCTTGTCCTTGGGGGGTTGTGTAAGTCTTCTTCCCGCCTTTGATGACCTTCGGGACGGTGTTCCCCCCCTCCCAAATGAAACTGACATCACAGGGAAGAAGTATCTCCCACCCATGCACATTCGCCCTGGTGAGTGGTGGGCATTTGTAAGCGTGCTTGTTGTAAGTGCCGTCCATCCATTCCCGACGGGGACGTAGTTGTCGTATCTCGGGTGGGTTCTGATGGCTGCGAGTAAGGGTGACCTTCATGCTCACCCCACTTTTGGATATGTGGCCCCGATTGTCTCGATTTGGGGATGGTCTGGGATCCCAATCTGTCCAGCCAGTGTTTGGTCCCGCCTGTGGTTCCTGTCGTTGTAGTCGTACATGACCACCATCGAATACTTTGTCCCAGACTCGATAGGAAGAGACTGGTGGACGTAGGGGTAGTTTGACGGGAACACAATCAAGTCGTTTTTCTCAGGGGTGAACTTGACATCCATGAAGGGGAACACCAACTCCCCGCCCGTGTAGTCCTCATTGCAGGTGTTGAAAAACCCGACGATGGAAGTGGTGCAGGTGTAAGAAAACCCGCAGTCAGGGTGAACCTGGAAATGCTGCCCAACGTCATACTTGATGTAGTTGGGGGCCTCAAAATATTCCAGGTCAATGTTGTACATGCTGGTGTAGTGGTCGACACAGGCGTGGACCGACTCCATGGATTCTTGGTACATCGCTTTGAGGTCGGCGAACTCGTCGGGCATGTTCTTGTAATAATCCATCTGTTCGCCCTGGGTGCCACCGATCTTGAAATCCGAGCAGTCTCGGTAGTCCTTCATTAGTTCAATATCGCCCACCGTGGCGTTCCCCCAGTGGAAATACTCGTGCTCGCTATCAGTGAGGCAGGCCTCAAGGCGCTCTGGGTAGTTCTGATCTTCTGGCCATATGTTCTTGTAAAGGATGACGCAAGAACTTGGATGCCCTATGTACCCTGCTACGTCCATGTCTTACTCCTGTCCCGTCTCAGTGATTGTATAGAAAGATGGTGTTGTCCAGCGAGTCCCACTGGTTATTGGTTTGACGCCGTGTAGGTAGTGGACATCGCCAGGATGAGCGACAGCCATACCGGCTTCAATCTCTAACTCTATTCCGTGGTCTGGGTAGTAGAACTGGCCTCCCTCGAAATCGGAGTTCCAGTAAATGATCGAGTTCAAATCGTAAGTGGGGAAAGGGTTGGGTGAACCGTCGTTCAACTGCTTGTCCGAATGTGGTGATTGTTCATTCCCAGGGAGCCACCGAACCAGTACCGGCGGCCGCGAATGAACCGCCACGTTGAACTTGGCCTCAATGGCACGTTTCATCTTGTCGATGTAACCCTCAACCATTGCGTGGACGAAAGGGTTGATCCGTTGAATGATCGGGCCACTGCACATGCGGTCCCACCAATACGAGGCGTCATAGATGCAGACGCCGTTCTCGTCGTATTCGGTTTCCCTTGGGTTGTCCCACTGGTTGAGGTGGGGCAGGAACACGCTCATGTGTTCCAGGTCTATGGGTGTAACAAAATCCTTGATTACCAGGATGTTGTCAGTTGAGTCCCCAAAGTGACCTGGTTCTACCAGTGAAACCTCCATACCCCAAAGTGTACACCAGTGCTTTAGTTAGAGGGGTCCTGGTAGTGGACAAACGCCGGTGGGAAGTGAGGCGGGAAATGGGGCGGGAAGAATGGAGGGAAGTGAGGTGGAAAGTGAGGTGGAAAATGGGGCGGGAAATGGGGCGGGAAGTGAGGTGGGAAGAACGGGGGGAAGAACGGAGGGAAGTGTGGTGGGAAGAATGGTGGAAAGTGTGGAGGGAAATGCGGGGGGAAAAACGGTGGGAAGAACGGGCTGTAATAGGTGTAGTTCATGTTGTGGGACAAAGGCTTGATGTCCCCAGCCGTGTCAACCTGACTCTGAACCGTGTCTAGGAGACCAGAGTTATCAGTGCTGGTTGTGGACTTGCTTCCTACATCAAAACCAGCAGAGACAATCTGAGAATCAGCGTTAGTGACTGTCTGCCCAACAATGTTGGGGATCTCGTCTTTTCTTGGACCCTGATCCTTGGGTTCAGCAATACCAACCATTACTTAACCCTTTCCTAATCGTCCAGGTCGCCGATAACGATCCACTCATCTGTAGCAATCTTAGTGAGGGTGATCGATGAATACTGGGCCCTAAGTTTCAACCCTGGGGTATAGCGGAGTGTGACCCCAGATCCAGCGACAATAGTTACTTGACCGGCACCCAACTGGACAACCCTCATAGAGTTACCAACAGCGAATGCAACACTGCTGTTGGGGGGCACAGTAAGGGTCGATGCTGAACCGTTGTTCATTGTGATGATGTAACCCCTGTCCCCAATCACGGGGGTGTAGGAGGTGCCAGTCTGTGTTTGGAACGCATCAACCGAGACAACGCGGGCGTTGATGTACAAGCCGTAGGCACCCATAGTGGCGACTTCGGTTCCAGCGATATCGAAGCGAATGGTGTCATCATCACTTCCCTCTTCGACCTGGATCTTCGTGTCGTTGTCGGCGTCTGAGATTGAGTCGCTGCTGAGAGCACCCAACTCTGTTTGGACGTAAGCCGTGGTGGCGATCTGTGTTGTGTTCGTATCTGCCGCCGCAGTCGGGGCAGCAGGAACACCAGTGAGGGTCGGTGAGGCCAGCGGTGCGTAGTCGCCGATCTCAGTCATTACGAACGCTGTGGTGGCGACCTTGGTTGTGCTGTCATTCGCTGCCTGGGTAGTGGCAGCAACTCCATCGGCTAGAACAACGGTCGCTGCGAGAGCGTTCTTGGATAGTTGCAGAACACTGTCGATGTAGAGGCTCTTGCTGGTAGCGAGAGCAATGTGCTCCGAAGAGGTCCAAGCGTCTGTGGAGTTGACCCAGTTCCAGGTCTTATCAGTTGCGCCCTTCAGGGTGATTCCGCCGCCGTCAGCGGTGGTGTCACTCGGAGTAGCAACAGACCCGATTTCGATGTTCTTGTCATCGACAGTGAGGGTCGTTGAGTTGACTGTCGTAGTGGTCCCGTTGACTGTGAGATCACCAACGATGGTTACGGTGCCGGTAGCACCAATCGACATGCGTTCCGTACCAGCGGTATCGAAACGGATGATGTCTTCGTCAGACCCTTCCTCAACTTGGATCTTTGTGTCGCCGTCAGCGTCGGTTATCGAATCGCTGCTGAGGGCAGCCAACTCAGTCTGGACATAGGCAGTCGTTGCGATCTGGGTGGTATTGGTATCCGCTGCTGCTGTTGGAGCAGCAGGTACACCAGTAAGCGTTGGTGAAGCAAGTGGCGCATAATCGGCCAACTCCGTCATCACGAATGCGGTAGTAGCAACCTTGGTCGTACTGTCATTTGCCGACTGGGTTGTAGCCGCTACGCCGTCAGCGAGAACGACAGTTGCGGCGAGAGAAGTCGAGGTGAGGATGGTCGTACCAGCGACCAGCACCCCTTTGCCAGTGGCAAGGTTTACACCTGACTCCATGACATCAACGATGTCTGTACCCGTACCGGCAACTGAGACGCTCAGGCGGATTATCCCGTCTTCGGCTCCTGCCGATGCGTCTTGGACAACACCAGTGATATACCCGTAAAGGTTGTCATTACCGGGGTCGTCATCTGCGCCCAGGAACTGAACCTGAGCAAGCAGATCGTCATCGGCTTGACTCGTAGTGTTTCTTTCCAAATAAACGATAGGACCTGCGGCAGCGCCATTGTCATCTTTGAGAACTGAGAAGGAGGTGTCGCAGTTCATGGTCATCGAAGAGAACGAAGCCTGCGTCTGCGAGATGGAAGCCCTATTGCCACCGCTGAGGTAGAAACCGACAACATCATCCGCAGAGAAGTGGATCTTGGAGTCGCCATCAGTGTCGTGGATTTCTGTGACCTTTAGGTCTACTGCGCCGTCCCCAGCGTCGTCGTAAGTCGCCGTCAGGCCAGTGTGTGACCCGTTAGTGGCGATCTGTGCGCCCGTGATGTCTTGGACATTCTCCGTGACGAGAGCCAAGTCGATAGCACCATCACCGGCATCGTCGTAAGCAGCGGTGATGCCGGTATGTGATCCGTTGGTAGCGAGTTGTGCGCCAGAGACATCCTGGACAGCCTCAGTAAAGTCTGTGACTGCTGTTGAAGGGATGGCAATGGTTGTGTTCGACGCTGCCGTCAACCGGCCATAAGTATCAACCGTGTAACCGGGCACTTGGGTTGCGCTTCCATAAGAAGCGGCAGAGACTCCAGACGCCGTAAGAGTTAGGTCGATAGCGCCGTCGCCAGCGTCGTCGTAGGTAGCGCCGATTCCAGTATGTGAACCGTTGGTGGCTACCTGAGCACCTGCGACATCCTGCACTGCTTCAGTGAAGTCAGTGACAGCCGTAGAAGGAATAGCGATCGTTGTGTTCGATACGGCAGTCAAGTGGCCTTGGGCATCAACAGTGAGACTTGTGACCTGGGTAGCGGAACCATAAGAGGCCGCTGAGGCACCAGAGGCGTCGTGGTTAATGGTGTTACCACTGATCGTCAGCGCCGTACCAGCAGTGAATGCCTGCGTGCCAGTGAACTGGGTGAAGGTGATTGAGTGAGTACCCACAGTATGCGGGTCACTTGTGGAAGTAACTACGAAACCTTGGCCACCATTAGTGGTACCAGAGAGAACATAAACGGACTCGCCTTGCTTAATCTGCCCCGCTGGATTGCCATCGAAATCAACGGCACGAGTAAGCACCCACGCTGAAGTAGCAGCGACACCCTGGGCGGTCACATCGTAAACGCCGTTATGGGCAGGGGTCGCCTGGTCCTGGACGAGGACACGATCCCCCGTAGTGACATTCCCCCCATCTATTTGGAGACGGACGTAATCAGCGGGGGTAGTGGTAGGAGTGTGAGTCAGCGTCGCCCCAACGCCAGCAGTGCCGTTGGCATAAGTAGAAGAAGCGGCGGCGATAGCAGAAACGGTTCCGTATTTAACCGCCTCGTGCCAGTTAACGATGCTCTCGTTGGTAACCCATTTCAGGCCCGTGGTCTGAGACGAATCGGCTACTAGGACCTGGCCGTTAGAACCAACAGTCAGTTTGCCGACAGTGTTGTCAGCAGTACCGCCAATGAGATCACCTTTGGCGTCGATAAGTGCCGTGTCAATCGACCCCAAACCGCCATAAGCGAGGGAGGTCCAGACAGTGGTGCCATCACCGATCTTGTACTTCGTCGTATCCGATTCGAGAGCGAACTCACCATCGGCCAACGTCGGGTTTTCGGAAGTCCAGTTGGATGCTGTGTCCCGTCGGAACTGAATGATTGCTGCCATGAGTGCCCCCTATGCCGACGCGCCGTTAGCGCCGCCGTCAGCGTTGACGTGGTATCGGACCTGACTAACGGCGGTTCCGCCATCAGCACTGGTTTCAGAAACTCCGCCGCTTCTCCATCCTGAAGAAGAGCGGAAATAGAACTTGTTATTTGCCGTGTCAATCAACAGGGCACCATCAACGGGGGTAGTTGACGGGGTGCCCGTGATTGTCTCGGTGATAAGACCACCGGCCGCCTGGAAAGAGTCATCGGTTTTGAGGGCGTTCGCAGCGGAGCGATACAAGGTGGCATCGCCAGCCCCGGAGCCAGATCCCCAAGTCATTTTTCCGCCAGCGTCAATAGCAAGTCTGGCATTGGAGTCGCCAGAGACAAAGATGTCTAGTGCTGTGGACGCAGCAGATGAAAATGTTTGAGCGGAAATCCGCTCCACAAACTTGGGCATAGCCTCAACTAATCCCTCTATATAGGCCCCGCTCTACCCCGCAAGGCAGTTAAGGGATCTGTTAACCGATAATAACTACTTTGTAAGCGTTGCTCGCTGGAGCCGAAGCGAACGCAACTGTCACCTGGGTGGCGGAGTTGCGAGTCACGTTGGCGATAACTGTTTCAGTCGTACTCGCGTCGTACACCTCAACTGTTACGTCTGTGGTGGCACGGTCGTGTGTGATTGCGAACGAAGTCGCCGAACCGTCACCGATGGTTGCGGTGACCTTCTCGATAACCCCCAGGTTCGCCCTGGCGGTAGAAGCATCGGAAGCGCCGGTACCACCGTGGAGGACGGCAACGTCCGTTGCGGCCCAGACACCGGTAGCGATGGTGCCAACCGAGGTCAGCGATGAAGCGACAACAGCCGCCCCCAATGTGGTGGCGTTAAGGACCGACGTACCGGCGATCTGGAAGTCAGTTCCAGAAGCGGCGTTGACGCTCTGGTTGAAGTCCCACGTATCAGTCGAGTTGGTCCAAAGAATCGTCTTGTCGGTGGCACCCTTAAGTGTGATACCGCCACCATCAGCAGTGGTATCCGAGGGAACAGCGACCGAACCGAGTTCGATGTTCTTGTCGTCAACGGTCAGAGTCGTGGAGTTGACCGTTGTGGTTGTGCCGTTGACCGTGAGGTTCCCGCCGACTGTCAGGTCGGTTGTGATCTGAACGGTTGCGGGCAAGCCAATAACAAATGTGCCAGCGCCGTCGTTGTAAGTGACATCGACTTCGGCGGCTGTACCAGCAACGAAGGCACCGACAACGTCTTGTACTGCTTCAGTGAAGTCCGTAACCGCTGTCGAGGGGACAGCGATAGTTGTGTTTGATGCAGCGGTAAGGCGGCCCTGGGCATCAACGGTGTAACCGGGGACCTGAGTGGCACTGCCGTAGGAACCAGCCGAGACAGCGGTGTTCGCCAGATTTACGGTGACATCCCCCTGGACCCCGCCTCCTGAGAGTCCAGTTCCCGCCACAACGCTGGTCACGTCGCCTTCGGCGAGGTTGATCCACTCGGTTCCGTTGTAGAAGTTGAATGTATTAGCGCCGGTGTTGTAGTAAATCTGACCGGTTACAGGGCTCGCTGGAGCACTGGCCAGGTTTTCTACACGGGCCTTTACAAGTTGGTTTTGATTAAGGTCAAGGTTGACCAAATACTTTGCCATTAGTGGCTCCCTGGGGCTCTATCGCGATCCTAGTCCTACCTATGAAAGATACGCCTTCCCACCGAACGACTGTGCGAAGGTGATCGTTAGTGCGTTCGCGGTCGTATAGAGAATGTCTCCGAAACACACATTGTCTGAGGTGTCGACCACGAAAACACTTGGTTTGAAGCCAAGATTATGAGTGACCGACCAACTGGTAGACGGTGACTGCTGATCGTGCGTATAAGCCGTCTGTCCTGCTATCGCTGTGGCTACATACGCTTGTGTGGCATATGAATACGAGGTGATCGGATTGATGGCGGGGGTGATGTCCGCAAGATCAAGTGTCAATCCTGGAGAGTTGTAAGGGACCTCGATGTTGTATTTGTTTTGTCCTGCCAGATCGATATTTTCTGTGACCTCATAGGTCACACCAGAAGGGCTTGTAGTCGTGTCATTAGTGGCGGTGAGGTTGATGCTGAACGCCCCTGAACCATTCAACGTCGCTGTGACGAATGTCGGAGCAACAATCTGATCGTTCGACGCATCCGTCATCGCCGTCGAAGCGATAAAAGAGACGTTCCCCGTTGCCGGAGTCGAGTTATCTGCCTGGAGGTAGGTACCTGTGACTGCGATAGTTGTGAAAGCCATTAGTTTGAGTGAGTAACGTCGAGCATTAGAGCATGATGACAGATGTCTTGTTCAGGTTCGGTCAGGCGAGCGACATCCAGAACCCTGCACTTGAAAATATGTTTGTCTGCACCAGTGAGCGTCGCTGAGTCGAGGGCCGCCAACAAAGATTCGACGGTGGCCACATCCTCAGATGACAGTGCTTGCCAGAGGTCAACCTGAACAACCTGGGTTCGCGCAAGCACATTGCCGTCTCCTTGGAAGGCTGGCTCCCTGGATATGTCAGACATGAATGTCACATAAGGGAGTGCCTGCGAGTCGGGAGCCAAATCACGAAAGACGTTGTTGTTGATCCCGGAGATACTCGCTCCCGTTATGGCAGTTCGGACTGCCGAAGCGACGCTAGCCACCTGGGGCCCCCTTCCGTCCCGACTCTCTTGGGAACATCACTGTTGGGACACCGACGGCTTTAGTCCGTGCCGCTTTCCGTTCGCCTCTCACAAACCACGCTTTGCAGTTTGTGGCGATCATGGTCCTCATCTTCTTGTTGTGGTTGGCGACTATCCACGCTGGACGAGCGGCGATTTTCGTCGTCCCTTTTTCCAAAGCGGCGGCGTAAGGCGATTTGGTATAGATACTGACAACAGTCTTGCCGAACCCCTTGACAAAGCGCCCTGACCCAGCGGCTCTACCTGGCATTCTTGAAACTGCGAACTTGACAGACTCTTGCAAGTCACCCAACTGTCTAGCGGGTGGCTGTCCTGGCAACGAGGCCTTAACGGGGTCCTTGCCATACTTTTTCTTCGTGTACGGCTTGCCTGCCCCCTCTTGTCCATAAAGTCGTTTCATCTCGATGGAATACTGGTTGCCTATGTGGCCACCTGCGACGCGGAGTTGCATAGCGCCGCCGTTGTAGACGCGAAGAGCGTTAGCGATGATGGCGTCAGCGAGCGATGTGGCACCTTTCGGCAGAACCATTGTGAGACCGCTCTTTGATGCAGCCATTACGACCTAGCCCCAAGAAGAAAGCACCGATAGTGCATCGGGGTGTGTTGGATGCCCTGGATGTCGTAGGTGCCGTTCAAGAGTGAATCCATACCCGACACAACAATCTGGTCAGCGTCAGACACCGTCGTGCCAACGGGAACCCAGGCAATGGCTTCGGATTGGAACGAGCGTGAACCCGCAGGTTCAAGAGCGTCAGCGTTACGGATCATTACACGGCCCTTAACGGTCGTGTCACTATCGGCATAGGAGATTTGCCCCTCGGCATCAACCGACGGCGTTCTACTGCGGACCACAAATGAATGAGAAGCGCCGCGCATCAGTAAACGCCTCTACGCCTGTACCTCCGTACCCACTTGAGGTCTTCGTCAGAAAACCCAGCCATCCCATTATTGGAGAAGGTCATATCAATACCCTCTGCCTTAAGGCGGTGGAGTCCTTGGGCGTCTGCAAGGATCTGGGACATTTCTCGTGCCCCGACCCTCATCATCACTGCTTCCAACTGCTGCGTTTCGGTGGCACCCATGCCCGCCGTGTATGTGACGAGAGCACTCGTCCCTGTAGTGGTAGCAAAGATTCCGTCAATACCCCATGAATAAATGTCAAAGTCGGTGAGTGTTTGGACTGTTTCAGAACCAAGGTCACCAATCTTCAACTCAGTAACCGATATAACCGGGTATTCCTTGAGGAACAGTTGGTGTTGGTTACGTTTAAGGAGGTGAGCCTCAGCAACGATACTTGTACCAGACAAGGATCGGTTTAATATTCCTGCTAGTTCACGCTCTAACGCCCCAATCATTGAGGTCGCCGCAGCCTGCTCACCAGACGTGAACGTCCTGTTCATGTAGGTGGCAAGATCCTGGTACGTGATGATCGCCATAGGTTGTAGCCTACGCTTTCCTATGGCATCAGTCGATTAGGCTTCGCCCGCCTCCAGGAGTCTTTTCGCTCGGAGTATCAAAAGACGCTCCCTGGTGGACTTCCCGCCCCAAATCCCATACCGCTCGTTGTTCTCTAACGCGTACTTGAGGCAGTCGTCTACGACGGGGCAAGTGGCACACATCGCTTTTGCTGCTTTCAACGCCTCGGTGTCACCAGGCGATGGGAAGAACACGGACGGGTCTTCGGCGGTTCTACACGCAGCATCTTGCTGGTAGGGGGGTCGGTCAATGCTCGTTATTCGAGATGGATTGTCCCACCCAGCGGATTCGACGCGGGGCAACTGGATTTCCGAGCCCCAGGCCATCTATATATTGTGCCATGGGGCTGAGTATGTAAAGACTTATTCGTCTTGTAACTTTGTGCAGTCTTGTCGGAGTGTGATTCTGACTGCCGCTGCATCACCCCTATTTGGGGCTGTATCAACATGACTAACCGATAGTGAACCAGCGGGTGAATCTACCCATTCTGCCAGTTCGTCAAGGGTGATATATACCGACATCATCCTGATATGGTCATTCTCTTCTGTGTCAGGCATTGCTTTTCTTCCCCCAACAAGCCTTACTCGGGTTCCAATGATGGGCACCCGATCGATAGAACAACCAGGAAGCCACAGCGACGTTCGCCTCAGTATGGAAGGGGTCGTAGTTCTCCCACCCAGCAGCGGTAGACCTCAACGACCAATACCTCGCCAAATGTTGAAACCATCCGATTGCGATCGCTGATGACACCACCTCTGACCCAATGTGGTGAGGCAACCCGCTTGATTCACAAAACGCGACTTTGAGAGCCCAGGCCCTGTCCTCTGGTAAGAAGTGACGGTCTACGAGTTCTCCCAAGGTTGGGAGTTCGTAGTGGCCGTCGCCTGGTTCACAACCGTGTGAGCAGGGCTGTTCTGTTTGCCCAAGTTCGGGGTACAGGATGTAGACGGCCGCACTTGGCCCACCCAGGGCTCTGATATGGGCTCGTCTTGTCTTCGGGCCGTATACCCCATCAACGGACCTCATACCGAGATCCATCTGGAGGGCCACCACCCTCGGCCCCCGTTCGTAATATCGGTAAGCCTCAGAGATCGTCCCGTCACCGACTCTGCTGTGGGTATCGCTTTGGTACTGGTCGACGGGAGAAGGATCCTCGCTAGCGCCTGGTCCGTGGGTATCGAAGGAAGGGAGGCTAGCGAGGGGAATGGTTGACACAGGCGAAACATCGTTGGGTATCGGAGGAATCTCGGCTTGTGTCAAGA